CATCGTGACTAGGCGCCCACCGAACTGCCCGACTCGGGAGAGCGGGAACTTCGTCAGAGCCCCGCCCATCGTGTTCAGCGCCGAGTACCAGACATCCTGAGAATCAGACTTCCAGAACCATGTCCGATTCTTGAAGACGTTGATTCCTGACAGGCTGTACACGTCAGCCGTCGCGGTGCTCCCATCGACCGAGAGGGGGAACTCGCCACCTACCGTGTTGGCCGAGTACCAGTTCGTCCCGTTGTACATGAACGGGCAGTCCGTCCCGTTCACGATAACGAGCTTCCCGTCAAACTGGGCGTGCTGCCACCGCGAGTCTGTCACCCCAATCGCTGAAATCGTCTGCGGGAGAGCCGGGTTCGTGATGTCCGTGCAGCTTGAGCCGTGAAACGCGAGGAACTTCCGCCCGCCGGCCCCACCGGCTGCGATCCCCTTGTCGTACACGACCAGTGTCTTCACATCCTCTGAGGCAGGGGCTGTGCAGTACACCCCGTAGCCCGGCCGCACATTGACAGACCCGAGATCAGGGATCCAGTTGTCGAGGATGACGGCATCCGTTGGCGGCATGTTGTCGATGGACTCACGAGTGTTCCACCCACCGATCGGAGCGTCAACCTGCACCTCCTGCGCCTGCCGCTGGCGCATCGGCTGCATCATCCGGTCGATCGGGTTTGGCCTCGCGTTCCTCAACTTCCATACCCCGTGTCCGGCGTATTCGCACCGAAGATCATCCCGACCTGATTCATGCTCAGAGTCTCTGCGCCGGAGTCATTCGACGCCCGCTCGTTGATCAGCGCGTTGTACTCCTCACGCTCGTCCGAGTAACTCATCCCGAGAGCTCGTAGGACTCGCCACAACGCCGCTGCCTCGATCACATCATCATCGATCAGACTGTAGTCGCTGTCGCTTTTCCAGGTGTCTGAGAGGTTAGAGCCGATCTCGGCTACGTTCACGATGTAGCGGGTGGAGATGTACTCGAATGCGACCGTGATTTGGTCGGCGGCGATGTTGGTCACCTCGTCGTCGGGTTCATCAGGGTAGATACGCAGCCTTCTCCTCGGGTCGCTCAAATCGTTACTCACCTGAGTGAACGTAGGACCGGCCAACCGGCAAAGCCTTTGCAGCCCAGTCAGACCGGAGAGCCCGGAGTAGTAGTCCTGCCACTTCGTCGGGGAGACCGGGCCGAGGATCTTCCGGTCATTTGTCCGATCCCAAATTGTATCGGTGATGATCCGGTCGAAATCCTGAGGCAGCGTGTAGTACTCGACCCCAGTTGTCGTGAAAGTGTACTCATTACGGAGGTCAGCCCAATCGAGATCCCTGAAGGCATCCTTCGAGGTGCCATCCTTGATGCACTGGTAGATCAACCGAGCTGTGCTGTCATCGCTTCCATGAAACGATGTCGGGACTTCGAGTCGAGCCTTGATCGCCACCGCTTGCCCGATCTGCTTCAGCGTGTTTGGCACTCTCGATCTCCTCTAACCTACTTTGCATCTCTGCAAGCCTTTTTTCAAGATCCGTCACCGACTTTTTCAGCTTCCGGTTCTCCGCAGAGACCTTCTGGATCTTGATCTCGTCATTCTTGAACGCCACGTAGGTCTGCGCCTTCGCCCGGAGCGCCACCATCCCCATCCCGAGCGACTGGAGGTCGAGGTCGGAAACCGTGGCGAGCTGCTCGACAGTCATCACATCGGCAGCCCGTAACGTCTTCACCTGCCCTGGGGTGGCCTGCGGCCACTCCTCAATCGGCGTTCCGTCGATCTCCTGGCCGGCCTCGCCGAACTGCTCGAACTTCCGCCACTGCTCAGGCCATCGGGTTTTGTCCTTGTCCTCTACCGGCCTGATCACCCGCTCCTTGGCGTTCCCTGGGATGATGATCTCCACGAACGCCATGTCCTTGTATACGTTCTTCCCCGCTGTCTCAGATGCTTCATGATCGAGCATCGGCATGTGCTTGAACACAGGGATGCAAGCATCCGGTGGCTGCCGCTTGCTGATCAACGAGCTGATGTCGAGATCGTCCTCCATACCCTCCCCCTAGAGGAAAGGCGGGGGCCGAAGCCCCCGCCGGGTTGACGTTAGGCAGCCGCGCTCAGGCCGACCTTCGGGTAGTGAAGCTCGACCTCGGTGTTCGCAGCCGAGGAGCCGGAAGCCGCGGCGGCGCGAGCCCCCTGGATCTCCGACTTACCCGATGCCGTCGCGATGGCGACTCCACCAGCCGAGATGTACAGACCGGCGTTGTCCGCGATCGAGGCGGCGAGCATCCCGACGCCCTTGCCGCGGACCTGGAACCAGCCGTACTTGCTCGCCACGATGGCACCCATCGCGACTCCGACACCACCAATGTCCCCGTCCGCGAGGAGGGAGACGGTGCCGTTGTCGTAGTTGAGGAGGCACCACAGCCCCGTGGCGGTGCTGGCGACCCCCTTCATGTAGACGAACTCGCCGATGTAACCCGTGCTGGTGTTCCGCGCCTCGCACTTCTGTCCGAGGTTGAACACCGGGCTCGAGTCCACGGTAGCGATCGTCGCGCCCAACAGGTCAGTTGCGTTCCATCCCATGCTGCACCTCCTACGCCTTCCAGAGTACGCCCTGAAGGCTCAGGTTGGAAGCCGTCAGGTTGCCCGCGAAGACCAGCGGGACGATGGAAGCGTCCTGATTGACCGCTGTGCGCTTGGCGAGCGGGACGAAGTTCCTGCTCGGGTGTGGACGGAAGTACAGGTAGTCGGTGTTCAGGAAGTACATGGTGTTCGACCTGTGACCGCTGTCCCCGTCGTAGATCACCGAGGCAGTCAGGAACGCGAGCTCGCTCCAGCCGGCACGACCAGTGCCGCTGTCACTCGTGATGCGCTGGATCGACTGCAGAGCACCCCAGTAGATCGCGTACGCGCCGGCATCGGCCGTGATCAGGTCAGGCTTGTCCTGCCCGCGCACGCACGTCAGCCACAGCGTGTTCATCTTGGGGATGAGCGTCGATGTGGACATCGTGCTGTCCTGCAGCGTCTGATTCTGCCAGAACGAGTAGGCCGACCTGTCGATCGAGCCCACCGTACCGGAGGTCGGCGCCGTCGCGACCTGAGCCTGCAGACCGGTGATCTGCTTGCCGCTGGTCCCGGTGCCGTCCGAGTACACGCCGGTCGAGATGTTGTTCATCATCGTCTTCTCGGCGTTCTGGATCCGCTTCTCGAGGAGGTTGATCACCGCTTCCTTGCCGGTGTTCATGACCTCGCCCTCGAGGCCCGAGATCGAGACCACCACTGCCGCCTGCTTCCAAGAGTACTCGGCAGCGGAGATCACGTCACTCGGGGAGATGTCGAGGGTCTCGTAGCCGGAGTAGTACTTGAACGTGGTGTTCTCAGCGTACTCCAGCTCCTCGACGATTGAACGTCCACCCGTCGCCGGACGCACCCTGCCCTTCGCCTTCAGGCGAGCGAGCAGCGCGTTGCTGTTCGACACGTTGTCGGCCAGCTTCTTGTTCCGGCTGTACAGAGTGGTGGTGATGATCTCTGTGAGATTCGGAGAAGCCATCTTTCACCTCTCAGCCCTGTTCTGCTTTCGCGTAGATTTCTGAGATTTCATCATGCAAGGACTTGGGCTTACTCTTGGACTTCTCCTCGCCAGTTGACGTGCTCCGAACCTGCGAGTTCACAGCCTTCTTCGCTTTCCTCACCCGAGCTTTCTCGGACTCCAGACGCTTCTTCTCAGCCTCGGCCTGCCTCGCCGCGAGCGCTTTCTCCCGAACTGTCGGGTTCGCCCATACGGCCTCGTTGTATAGGTCCCTCACAGAGGGGGGCTGAATGTTCGAGGCGATGTAAGACCGCGCCAGCCGCTCCATGTCGGCCTCGACCTCGTCGAAGAACGGCGCGTCCTTTCTGACCTCCTCGATCTCTTTCTCGTACGACTGGACTCTGGAAGCAAGGGCTGCTCTCTGCTGCTCGAACAACTGCTGACGAATTGAGTTGACCTCTCGTAACGCCGCACTCTCTTCCTGACTCTGACCGGCCCCAAGGTTGTTGAGGTCGATCCCATACTGCTCCGCGACATACCGGATGCCCTGAGCGGGATTCTGCACCAACATGAGGTGAGCCCCGACCAGCCGGCGAACGGCGTCGCCTTCCGTGATCCCAACCTGCTCCAACGTAGTCCGCACCGGCTCCAGCGCACGCTTGACCTCGGCGATCCCTTGCATCTTCCGCGTGTAGTCGGACTGAAACTCCCTGTCCTTCTTCAGGATAAGTTCCTGTGCCTCTCGCGGAAGGCGAGTGAACGCCTCCTTGTCCTGCTGCGTCCAGTGCTGCTGCGGCGCAAGATTCCCACGCTCCCACTTCAGCGGTTCGGCTTCGACTTCTTCGCCGCCTTCTCCCGCTGCTTCTTCAACCGCTTCCTCTTGTCCCTCTTCGACCCCACTTGATTCCTCCTCCTCCTCGGACTCGGACTCCTCTTCCTCCTCCTCGCCGTACTCCTCCTCAGCCGCTTCCTCGGCGGCCTCGAAGCTCTCAGCGAGCGTCTCGCTCAGAGACTTCTCCTCCTTCTCCTCTGTGACATCCTTAACCTCGGCCATGCTTGTCCTCCTCCTGCCGATCGCGGATCCATTGCGGAGCCTCGTTCCCCACCTCGATCATCCCGTGACGCTTCAAAAGCTCCCTGTGATGGGAGCGAGATGTCACCATGCTGTTGTCGATCCCGACAGCCCGGTACGGCTGGATGTCAGGCATGATCTGCGGCCCGACAGGGGAGTTCAGAGTGCTCGTTCGACGTGGCCGACCATGCGTGATCTCGACCACCTTGCCCAATTCCGGGTCAAACCAGTACACGTGCCTCAATTTGCCCTCGAATTCCCGCCCTGAGCGTTGATTCGGGCCGTATCCCGGTTGATCAGAGCCTCCAAGTGCTTCTGCTCGATCTTTTTGGCCTCGATCTCGCCTGTTTGCATGAGTTTCGCCTGCTCGAGCATCAATTTCTGCGCCTCGAGAGCCTGCTCGCCCTCGATTTTGGTCTTTTCGAGCTCCAACTTCTGCTGCTCGATCTGCATCTTCATCTGCTGGGCCACAACCTGCGGATCCGGCTGCTCCTGACCCTGCTGCGGCTGCGCTCCAAGCTGCGAAAGCACGTCCTCGAGCTGCCGGCCCACCCGGAATCGCCGCGCAGCGAAAAGCACGATCTCCTTCGCAATCTCCGGCGACATCATCCCAGCCTGCATCGCCCCGGTCGCAGCCCCGATGAACTGCGAAATCCCGCCGAGGAACTCGACCAACTCCTCCTTCTCACGCTGCGCGTCCGGCGCGATCGTCGAGTCGGTCTCGACCTCGATCTTGAACCCTCGGATCAGGTCGTCACGGAGGATCTGCACCGCGGCATCCATGCCGGCCTGCGTCTCGGGCGTCGGCGTCACGCCAGTGATCATGAACATCGTCGAAGGCTCGAACTGCTCGGCGATCAACTCACCCATCAGGGCGAGGATCTGCTGTGCGAACCGCTCCACCTTCCGCTGCTTCTCACCCATCCGCCCGCTCGCGTAGCTCGCCCGCGCCTCGGCGGCGCCCTTCGTTTCACGTGGAACAGCGATGCCGCGTAGGATGTCCACCACTCCGGTGAGCTCGTAGATCGAGTTCAGGTTCACCTGCCGCTGCTCGAGGAGCTGCACCAGCACTTGGGAGTACATCTCCAGCGGGAACCACTCGATTGCGCCCTTCGACCCCCCGCTCAT